GAGTCCAGTAGGAGGCACCAAGATTTCTTTATAAATAACTCTGTAAGGAGTTATGCATGTCTGAAAATTATTTTATGGGCCTTGATGGCTTTGTTTGGTTTACTGGAGTTGTTGAAGATAGAAATGACCCAGATGCTCTAGGTCGTGTTCGTGTTCGTTGTCTTGGATTTCATACAAACGATTTAAATGATATTCCTACCGCAGATTTGCCGTGGGCTACTGTCATGGCTCCAACGACAAGTCCATCTTTACAAGGTTTAGGTCAGACACCATCTTTTCTTGTTGAGGGAACTTGGGTCGTAGGTTTTTTCGCTGATGCAAAAGAAAAACAACAACCTATCATTATGGGAAGTCTGCCGGGCAAACCTAATAAAAGGCCAGACTATACAAAAGGTTTTAATGACCCGCGCAGTCCTTATAGTGAACAATCACTTTATGCTGGAACTCCAACTTATGGCCCATACCCAGTAGATGGTTTTGATGTAACCATGCCATCTGGTCATAAGTTAAGAATGTCAGATACAAGTATGCTTGCCAGAGGTGAAGCATCAGAGACACATAATGCAGTTAAGAAAAGAAGAAGAAATAGACAAACTGGAGTTCAGACTGCAACTCAACCTTATCTCCCCACAGTATCAGACGAAGCAGTTCAAGAAGACCGCACTAGTTTTGATGAGCCTCATCCAAAAGACGTAGATTATAATTCTGAAGATGGAGAAGATTACGGAGTTTATCGTTCTGGAATGTATCCTTTTAACCATGTATTTGAATCTGAGTCTGGACACATTAATGAAATAGATGACACGCCAGGAGGAGAAAGACTTTTTCGTTCTCATAGTTCTGGAACATATGAGGAGATAGTTACAGACGGAAGTAAAACAGTTAAAGTCATTGGTGATAATTGTGAAATTATTATGGGTGGTTCAAATGTTTATATTGAGGGTGCAGTTAATTTAACAATAGGTGGAAATGTTCGACATCTTGTCAAAGGTGATTATCATTTAGAAGTAGAGGGAAATTATACACAAAAGATAGGAAAGAACTTTAGAAGAAAAGTTGGATATGGTGAGTCAGGCGGAAATGTTGAAGAAGAAATAAATGGTAATCATGCATTTAATATTACTGAAAGTATCAAAGGTCGTATTGGTGGAGATGTTGATGTAACCACAGAGGGTAATGAACAAAGAATAAATAATGGAACATATAAGTTAGTAGCCAAAAGTGATATCTTTGCTTCCACAACTGGTGGTAAATTTACACTTAATGCAAGTGGTAATGTTTCGATTGATACTGTTTCTGGTATCATGGCAATCAAATCTGGTACAACATTAAATATGAAATCAGCAACAAAAATGACAATTACTTCAGAGACAGATATTGATATAGATTCTGGCGGTGGTTCTGCAACAGCAACAAATAGTGTTAATATTAATAATGGTACGAAAGGTGCAGCTCGTCTTGACGATACTGTGGATACTGGGGATGACCCAGCAGGTATATCTGGTTCAGATGGTTCTAATAAAATTGAGTCTGCATCTGCGACTGTATTTATAGGAGATTAATAGTGGCAAACTTTACTATTCCAAATCTTTGTGGAGCAAGTCCAGAACTTAATTTAGCATCAACAAAAATTGCAGATTTAGAAAATGAAATCTTATCTAAAATAGATGCAGCTGCATCTGAGGCAGCTGCAGCATTCGACACAGCATTAGCTGATGTAAAAGATGGACTTGATGGACTTGCATTAGATTTACCAGAAGTTCCTAACGTAAACTTTCAAGCAGAACTTACAAGTCTTATTAATGATATTGACAAAACAACAATAGAGGGTATAGCAGCTTTTAATAATAAGTTAGCAGAACTTGAAAAAGACTTTGGAGAAACTCTTAAAGAAAAAGGTTTAGAACTTGATAAACTTATTACTGATGCTACAGCAGCTATCAGTAGTGGTGGTGATGTATGTGCACTTGCACCTAATCTAGAGATACCAGCTGCAAGTTCTGGAACTGGAGTCACTACAGAGGAACTTAATGAAAGAGTTAGCAATGCAACAACTATCACTCTTACACAAACACCCAAAGAAATTTTAGAGGTTCAAGGAAAGAAGACCAATCAAAATTTTTTCACAAACATCTCATATTCACTAAATGGTAAAATCGTAGTCCCAAAACAAACTGGAACTTATTCAGATATTAAAGTAAAATATACTGTTTCACTCATTAAGGAAAAACCAGTGGCAGTTAAACAACCTACAGTTGCACCAGAGAAAGAAACAGTTTCAATTGTTACTCCTAATACTAATGCAGTTGATACAAAAATTTTTACTAACTTTACTAGTCAGCTGACAAAACTTAAAACTAAATCGGTATTGGGTCTTGTAACAGAGAAAGAAAAAACAGATATTCAAAAAGCAATTGATAGTATAGGTTCGGAAACAACAAAAGCTAAAATGAATGCAGACTTTGCAAAGGCAAATGCTTTTCTTAGTGGGTCGGGGCCAGGTACTTTATCTGGTGAAATAAATTCTGTACTTAGACCATCAATAGGAGAAAATAATACAAGAGTGCAAATAAAAGCAACCACACCAGAAAATGCAAGTGTTGTAAAAAAAGAGGTTATAAAAAAAGTTAATCCAACTACTAGAAAAGTTGAAAAGGTTGAAGTAAAAAAAACAGAGAAAGCTCAAGTATCAGCTGCTGGGTTTACTAGTAGGAGAGTTGAAATCTCAGAAGAGTTTTATACATCAACTTTACCCTCTGGTGCAGATATAGACACAGATGGATTTAAGTTGGTTAGTACAATTCAAGAATTAACATTAAAACAAAAACCAGTAGCAATAAAAGAATTTGCTGCTAGGTATTACATTAATAATGAAGAATTTTTTGACTACTATTTTGTAGAGGATAATCCAGACGGAGATAATAATATTGGAATAGGGTATATACAAAATTCTGACCCACCTAAAGTTTCAGTAATTCCTTTGCAGGCCGATTCAAATGTACTAAATTTAAATGTTGCTTATATCACATATGAAACCTTAGAAAAATTAGACCCCACAGTTAAGGGATAAGTGTTATAAATAAAATAAAGATGAGGAGTCTTCAAATTGGCATTATATGACGCGGCAACACAAAACACTTCTAGTAGAAATGTTAGACAGTATAGAGACTTAGATTTATTCTTTGGTAAGAAATCTTCTAACTCTGATGTGCAAGAATTAACTGATGTTAAAGCTGTGAAGCGCTCTATTCGTAATTTAGTTTTACTTAATCATTACGAAAAACCTTTTCACCCAGAGATTGCTTCTGGAGTTAGAGATATGTTATTTGAATTAATAACTCCAGTTACAGCACAAGTACTCGCAAGAAAAATAGAAGATGTAATTAATAACTTTGAACCTAGAGCGAGATTAGTTGGAGTTACAGCAATTCCATTACTTGATAGAAATGCTTATGAAGTATCTATAGAATTTTATGTCGTGAACACACCTACTGAATTAGTTGATTTATCAATCATGTTAGAGAGATTACGATAATGGCAGTAAATGAAAAAAGATTAAAAGTTACGGAACTTGACTTTGATGATATAAAAGATAATTTAAAAATTTTTCTAAAAGGTCAATCTCAATTTAAAGACTATGACTTTGAAGGCTCTGGTATGAATATCTTACTAGATACACTTGCGTATAATACACACTACATGGCGTACAATGCTAACATGGTTGCAAACGAAATGTTTTTAGATAGTGCCAGTTTACGTTCTAGTGTTGTATCTCAAGCAAAATCTCTAGGTTATGAAGTTGGTTCTGCTAGAGCTCCTATTGCAACAGTTAATGTTACTTTATCTACAACTGCAGCATCAAAGACAATGCCTGCAGGTACGACCTTTACCACAACTGTAGATGGAGTAAATTATCAATTTGTAACCATATCTGATATTACCTCAAGTAATATAGGGAATGCAATTAACTTTGACTCCACTAAAATTTATGAGGGAACATATGTTACTTCAAAGTATCTTGTAGATTCTTCTGATGTTGACCAAAGATTTATTCTTACTGACCCTCGTGCAGATACGAATACCCTTAGTGTTAAAGTTCAGAACTCTGCAACAGATACTACAACCACAACATATACAAAAGCAACAGATATATCCCAACTTTCTTCCTCAAGTAAAGTTTATTATTTACAAGAAATTGAAGCAGGAAGATTTGAAGTTTACTTTGGAGATGGTGTTGTGAGTGGAGCTGTTTCTGATGGAAACGTAGTTACTTTACAATATGTGGTGACAAACAAAACTGCAGCAAATGGTGCCTCAACTTTTTCATCTCCATCTTCTATAGATGGTGTTACCACAATTACCACAACAGCTGTTACAAATGCATCAGGTGGTGCTGAACCAGAAACTATAAAATCAATAAAACTGAATGCACCATTAGATTATGCGGCTCAAGGTAGAGCAGTTACTGTAAACGACTATAAAACTTTTGTTAGAAAATTGTTTCCTAACACACAAGCTGTTTCGGTATTTGGTGGAGAGGATGGAAGTTATGATACTAGTACAGGTGTGAGTTCTATACCAGAGTATGGTAAAGTTTTTATTTCAATTAAATCTACTACAGGAAATAATTTAACTCTTGTTCAAAAAAATAATTTAGTAACCGCTCTAGCTCCATTTAAAGTATCGTCTATCACTCCAGTAATTGTTGATGCAGAAACTACGTTTTTAATTTTAAATACAACGATACAATATGACTCTACTTCAACAACAAAAACTGCTAGTGATTTAGAAACTTTAGTAAATACAACAATATCAAATTATAATACATCTGACTTACAAACATTTAATGCACCATTCAGACATTCAAAACTTTTAGGATTGATTGATAATACTGATACTGCTATACTTAATAATACTACAACTGTCACGTTGGCGAAATTATTTACACCAACATTGTCAACATCTACTAACTATAATTTAAACTTTAATAATAAATTTTATAATCCACATTCTGGTCATACTGGCACTGGTGGTGTTGGAGGAATTGTTGCCTCTACTGGATTTTTCTTAAATAATGTAACGACCACAACATATTTCTTTGATGATAATGGTGTTGGTAATCTTAGAGTTTATTCTGTGGTATCTGGTGAGAGAGTTTACTTAGACTCAGCCGCAGGAACTATAGATTATACAAATGGAACTATTGCAATTAATGCAATCATAATTACAGGAGTGGCTGAAGTTGATGGTTCAACTTCAACACAAATTCGTGTTACAGTAATACCAAATTCTTATGATGTAACTCCTGTTAGAAATCAGATACTTGAAATTGATTTAGTAAATACAGAGGTATCTGCAGGAGTTGACCCAACTGCTACAACTGGTGTTGGTTTTACAACCACTCAAACTGTTGCAGCTGGTGGTGCTACAACAACCACAACTACAGTAACGTCAACACCATCAACACCATCTAGTTCGGCGTACTAATAATGTCAGAAGATAAATCAAAATTTACTAAAAAGGTTTCTCCTCTTATTGAGGGACAAGTTCCTGACTTTGTTCAATCAGACCATCCAGTATTTGTTGATTTTGTAAAAGATTATTTTCAGTTTTTAGAAGCAGGTAGACTAACTCTTACACAGACGATAAATTATATAGTTCAAGAAACTGCAAGTACCTCATATATTCTAGATGAAACTGATGGAGAAAGAATTGTAACAGAAATTGGTGAGGGAACACTTGGACAGTTTGTAGTAGGTGAAACTGTTACTGGTGGGACATCTAATGCCACAGCCAAAGTTCTTGTTGAAGATTCTAGAAATACTTACCTTTATGTTACTGGTCAACAAAAGTTTATTACTGGTGAAACAATAACTGGTGGAACATCTAGTTCAACAGCAACAGTAGATGAATATCGTGGAAACCCAATTCAAAATATTCAACAGATGTTAGAATATGCTAATGTTGATAACACTTTATTTGATTTCTTAAATCAAATGCGTGACCAGTTCTTAGCCTCCATACCAGAAAATTTAGCATCTGGACTAGACAAAAGAAAACTCATAAAAAATATTAAAGATTTATATTCTGCTAAAGGAACATCTGAGGGTCATAAACTTTTTATGCGTATGTTGTTAGATGAGAACTCCGAAATATTTTATCCAAACCAATATATGATGAGAGTTTCAAATGCAGAGTGGACACAAGAAACTATTTTAAGAGTTATTCCTATAGGTGGGTCTAACGGAGATGAGATAGTCAATCAATTAATTACTGGTGGAACTTCTGGTGCAACAGCTATCGTAGAAAGTGCTGTTACGACACAACAACAAAATGAAACTTTCAATGACTCTGTTACATCATTACAAATTGCAAATGTAACTGGTACGTTTGTTGATGATGAAACAATTACCGCAGTATCAACTCAAAGAGATGTTACTGTAAGTTTTACTCTAAAAGGAATTGTTGCTGATACAAGTGTTACAAATGATGGTATTCTTCACTCTGATACTGAAGCTGTTGAAATAGAACAAATAGGAAATGCATTTGCAACACTCGTTGTTGATGGTATATCAGAGGGTTCAGTAAGTGAGGTTATTGTAGATGATGTTGGAACTGGTTATGAGGTTGGTGATACTGTAGCCTTTACTGCCAATTCTGTAGATGAGTCTGTATCGAATGCTAGTGGATTTGTAAGTATGGTCGGTGGTGGTATTCTTCAAGAGGGAACAACTTCTGATACAATACTGATTGAAGATGGAACTGTAACAAACTTAGAAGATTTTAAAATAGCTTTAGAGTCTACTGAAACTGACAACTTTTTAGGTGATGGTACAACTACAGTATTTACCTTTACTAATTTAAATGGCACAAGTGATGCACCACTTTACGTTACGTTTGATGATGTTGTTTTTCCACAATTTAAAAAAGATGGTTCTACTCAATGGACAGTAACTGCAACTCAAATAACTTTTGCGGAAGCTCCTGTAGACAGAACTAAAATTTTTATTCGTGGACAAGAGGTTGACTTTTTACTTTTAGACGCAACAGATGTCGTTGGTGCGACCTCGATTGATGCTGGACATAACATTCTAACAAACAATACTGTAGAGGTATTTGATACTCATACCACAGCCACAGACCAAATTGTTTTAGAGTTCGATACCTTTGAAGATATTGATTCAACATCTACTGAATCTGGTTCGATACAAAAAGTTTTCGTAGGGGACAATGGAGCTGGTTATACAAAACTACCAACTGTTAGTGTTTCAAAAACCACATCTGGTTCTGGTACTAAATTAATTGCAACAACAACTGATATTGGTGCTGCTAAGTCTATCAAGATTACTGATAATGGTTTTAGATACTCAACATCTAATCCACCAGAAGCTACATTTAGAGCTCACTTTGTTCTCAAAGATGTAACTGGAACTTTTGCAACAGCTGCTTCTCTGACAACTCATACTGGAGTTGTCAAAGGTTTTGATAGTGATACTCAAGTTCTTGACACTACTTTTGAAAACGTCATAAGACTTCAACAAGAACAAGCTGGAACATTCAATGAAGGCATACAATTAGAACAAGGTAATTTAGAACACATGCCTAGTGGTGTTCTACTTGAAGATGAACAAGACTTTGATGATGGTGAAAACATTATTTTAGATGGAACTGGAACATCAACTCCATCTCCACAAACTATTACATTTAAAGTTAAATCAGTTTATGATACTGAATTAGAAAGAGATATATTTTATATTCAAGATGAGAAACAACCCATACTAACTTTGTTTGAGGGTAATACTTATTATTTTGATTTATCAGATAGTTCACTTTATAATGCAACCGAGTCCTTAAACAAAGATTTTAGATTTTCAGAAACCTCTGATGGAACTCATAATAGTGGTTCGGCTTATACTACTGGTGTTACAACATCTGCAGCAACGATTGATATAGGAACAACTGGAGCATTCATTCAAATCGTTGTAGCCTCTGGTGCACCAACTTTACATTACTATGCATCAAATGCAGAAGGTGCTGGTAATCAAGTTAATACAAGTCAATATGTAACGACAGTAGATAATGAGGGTGGAGCTGTAATATTTGATTCTACAGACCATGGCCCTAATATTGCAAACATAAGTTTAGAAGATGGGGTTGTTGGTAGGAAAGATACTGATGTAATTTTACTTGAAGATAATAGTGGTACTATATTTTTAGAGGAAACAATTATTGGCCAACTTGCAGATGTTGGTGATAATCTTTTAATTGATAGATACAGAGAAAATGAAAATGCTGGTTCACAGTTTATACTTCTAGAGGAAGATGGGGGTGGTAGATTATCTACTGAAGAATTTGGTGACCAATTAATTCTTAACGGAACTGATGCATCTAGTACAGATGCTATGGGTCAGATTATATTAGCTGATGAAACTGGTGCTGGTAATATAATATTAAATGCAACTGATAGTTCTAGTACTGATGCAGATGATGATATAATTAATGAAAGTCCTATCGACTTTTCTAATCGTGATGTTATTATAACTGATTCAAATGGTGGTAGTGGAACTATTGTTACAGCTGATATAGCCACAGGTACAACCTCTGTTGCAACCACATCTACCTCTGATGGAGAGTACAAAAAAATTACTCACAGACTTGGTGAGGATTTAATTCGTATTCAAGATTCTTATTATTATCAAGACTACTCATATGAAGTGCAAGTAGGACAATCTTTTTCAACTTATGTTAATGAACTTAAAAAGGCTGTTCACCCAGCTGGTTTTCAACCATTTGGTAAAGTTACATTAGCTACATTGATTTCTGCAGAGATACAAACAGCAGCTGCTGGTGTTGCAGCATATACTGGTGATACAGAATCATTCTCACCGATACTCGCATCTACATTTGAAACAATCTTTTCTCAAGTATTACAATCTAGATTAGAAGCTCTTAATCCTATGGAACTTGGTAATCGCGATGAAAAAATAATACAAGAGGATGGAGTACTGCCAGGAGATAATTTAGTTCTTGATGCATCTGCTGCCAGTACTGATGTAGGAGATAATATATTATTTGAAGATAATCAAGGTATAGATTTAGAAGATGGTTTTCATATGACAGGTGACGCCTTCTTATATGAAACTGATACTAGAACCCATGATGACTTTACTACTGCAGGAACTGGAGATGGTGGTGGTAGAATGATGAGTGAAAAATCTCATGCACCATCTGGTAAGGGTGATAGAATTTTAGTAAAAGAATTTGTAACAAAAATTAGTGCAAGACCTACACCTAAGAGAAGAAGAAATCTTTTAATCTATTTAGCAGAAACACCTTTTGGAAATGAGAATGGTGGAGATGGAATAGCACTTGAGAGTACAGCCTCAGTATTTGACACAGGTAATTTATTACTTGATGGAACTTTACCATTAGACCAAACTACTACGTTCACAGAACTAGAAAGAAATACCATAGGTGATAATATATTACTTGACGGAACATCTGCTACAGCTGCAGATGCTGGTGATTCTTTATTATTAGAAGATGGATTTGTTCTTGTATTAGAAAGACAATCATTAGGTGTAGACGGAGAAACATTTAGAATATTAAATGAAGATGATGATGGCTCTAAAACTTCTAGAATATTACAAGAGGGTGGAGAGTGGAACTTCCCACTTAACTTTGCTTCTAATATCGGAGATAGATTAGTTCTAGATGGAAATAATAATAACGAAGAAACGATTCCATTATCTGATATTGGTCATTTTCAGTTTAGTGATATTATTAGGAGAGAAAAATTAATTATCAATGATGGTGTTGATAATATATTTGAACTCAATGGTGGTGTTGATGTTGGAATACAAATGGAGGATGCAGGTCAACTATTGTTAGAAGATGGTTTTCATCTTGCACAAGAAACCACAAAAAGAAATAGATTTGATTTAGAACAAAATGGTGCACTTGTTGTTGAACATTATGACACAACATCAAAAGTAGATTTATTACTAGACGAAAATAACGACAATATAGTTTTTGAAGATAACACAGAAAATTCTTTTTGGGGTAGTAGAGGTCTAAATAATGTCATAAACTTTGGAATTAAATTAGAGTATGGTGAGGGAACAATTTTATTAGATAGTCATGGTGGAGATACAAGTATTGACTTAGGAGAAGGCGACCAACTATTACTTGAAGAAGACTTTACTATTCCTACAGTTATAGCTCTAGAGTCTACGAATAAAATTATTAGTAAAGGACAAATACCTCTTAAAAATTTAACACTAAATAGTAATGAAATTTTAAGAGGATATGACCCAATAGTAAGGTCTGCAGATATCAATGTCAGAAGCACTGGTGAGATAGTGTTAGAGGACGCAACAGATACAACTAATAGTAACACAAATTATTTACTAGAGGAAACAAACGGAGATAATTTAGATTTAGAAGGTGCAACTGGCTTGACAGTTCAATAAGTTGTATAAATAAAGTAAAGGTGTAAAAATGTCGGCAATAATTACAGAAAAATTTAGACAGCATAATGCAAATCAATTTTCAGAGTCGTTTACAGAAACCTCTAAGAATTTGTATTATTTGTTTTTAGGGAAAGCAACTGCATTCACTTCAGGGACTACAGGTGGTTCAGATAGTTCTCCACCAACCCCTGGCGATAATCCAGTTGATGAGTCTAGAGCTTGGGACTCAATGTTGGCTGCAAAGAATATCACAAGTAGTGATATCACTTTTGCAATTCCTCGCAGGAACTGGTCAAATGGTTCTACTTTTGATATGTATGAACATAATATTACTGCATCAAATCAAACAACATCTAGTGCATCAAATCTCTACGATTCAACTTTTTATTTTGTGACATCAGATTTTAATGTGTATAAAGTTCTTGACAATAATGGTGGAACTGCTTATAGTGGAGCAGAGCCGACATCTACCTCAACATCACCTTTTGCACTTGGTGGGTATGTTTTAAAATATATGTACACAATAACTCAATCAGAAATTTCAAAGTTTGTTACTACAGACTTTATTCCAGTATCAACTGATAGTACAGTTTCTGCAGCTGCCACAGATGGAAAGATTGAATCATTCATAGTAACTGCTGGTTCTGGTTACACCAACGGAACATATTATGCAGCTGTTTATGGAGATGGGACTTCTGCAGGAACATCTTCTGGTGCAATCATAAGAATAACAGTGGCCAATAATGCTATTGCTTCTTTTGGATTAGTGGCTGGAACTGATACAACAGTTCACGCAGGTGGAGCAAACTATACATTTGGATATGTAAATCTTGGAGATGATTATATCTTTAGTGATGCAAGTTTATCTTCATCAGCATCTTTGGGTAGTGGAACTGGTGGAGCTATTGATGTTATTATTAGTCCAGTGGGTGGACATGGAAGTAACGCAGTTACAGAACTTGGTGGTCATTATGTTATGGCAGCCACAACAATTACACAAGCTGAGGATGATAATTTTTCAACTGCAAATGATTTTAGAACAGTAGGTATTGTTGTTGACCCAACAACTTTTGGCACATCTACTGTTGCAACCACATCAACATTTAGACAAACTTATGTCGTAAAAATGTCATCATCAAGTGGAACATTTCAAGCAGATGAGGTCATCACACAAGCAACAACTGGTGCAGTAGGTAAAGTCGTAGAATGGGACTCTACTTTGAGCCTACTTTATTACCAACAAGAGAGTTTTAAAGGTTTTGGTACTAACTCAACTACTGGTGGTTATGTTGCTTTTAGTGGAGCAAACCTCATAACTGGTGGAACTTCTGGTGCAACTGGAACTCCATCAACAACTACGGAATCTGTAACTCTAGCAAATAGTACAACACTATCTCTAACTACTGGTTATGCAAATCCAGAACTAGAACCAGATAGTGGAAATATTATTTACTTAGAAAATAGAAAACCTATTCAAAGAGCTTCTGACCAAACAGAAGATATTAAAGTTATAATTGAGTTTTAAATATGGCACAACTTACAAATCTAAACGTAGCACCTTACTATGATGACTTTGACAAAACTGATAATTTTCATAGAGTTTTATTTCGCCCTGGCTTTGCTATACAAGCTAGAGAACTAACAACTTTACAATCTATTTTACAAAATCAAATAGAACAACATGGTAATCACATTTTTAAAGATGGAACTGTGGTCATTCCTGGCCAAGTATCTTATTCTTCAGATTATTATTCTCTTGCACTTGAGTCAACATTTGGTGGTGAGGATATAAATGTAAGTCAATTTTTTAACGCAACCAATCCAGTATTATTAACTGGTACAACTTCTGGTGTTAAAGCACAGGTTGTAGGATTTGCAGCTGGAACTACAACAACACAACCATTCCTATATGTTCAGTATGTACAAACTGGTGATGACAAAATATCAGATAGATTTTTAGATAGTGAAAATATTTCAGCTGATGTTACAATAACTCACACTACTTCTTATGCTGCAGCTGTTGCATCTGCCACTACATTTTCTTCTAGTGCAGCTGGAGTTGGGTCTGCTGTTACAGTTGAAGAAGGCGTGTATTTTATTCGTGGTCAGTTTGTAAGAAACTCAAAACAAACAGTTGTATTAAGTAACACCTCTAATACAACAAGTCAAAGGGTTGGTTTTCAAATTACAGAAACTTTAGCAACTCCAGAAAATGATGCAACACTTACTGACAACGCAACAGGTTCAAATAACTATGCGGCCAAAGGTGCACATAGATTAAAAATCAATTTAACATTAGTAAAGAAAGATTTAGACTCAACTGCAGATACTGACTTTGTAGAATTAATTAGAACTAACTCTGGTAGAGTTACAGTGGAAGCAAGGACAACTGATTACTCTGTTCTTGGAGACACACTAGCAAGAAGAACTTTTGATGAATCTGGCGATTATACTGTAAGACCTTTTCAATATGAAATCAGAGAACAATTAACTAATGATGTTGGGGGAGAAACTTTTACTGGGGTATATGGAAGTGGTGCAACTACTGATGATGGTGGAACTGCATCAGAGGCAAAATTAGCAGTAGCTGTTACCCCTGGCAAGGCTTATGTTAGAGGTTATGAAGTTGAAAAGATTGCAACCACATTTAAAGATTTAAATAAAGCAAGAAGTTTTGATACAGTAAATGCTGGTATCACTACTTTTGAAATGGGTAACTTTGCATTTGTAACAAATGTTCACAATATGCCAGACATCTCAAACATAACTGGTGAAACTACACCTTACAAAGAAGTACAATTATTTACAGATTTTACTACAACCAGAGGTTCATCTTCTGGTTATCAGATTGGTGTTGCAAGAGCAAGAGCTATGGAGTTCTTTCAAGGAACACAAGGTTCTACCGATGCTCAGTACAAATTATTCTTATTTGATGTGAGAATGTTTACATACATTACTTTAAGTGGTGCAGCATCCCCTACATTAATTGCAACACATACTAATGGTGGAGTTCGAGTTAAAGGTGTAACCTCTGGTGCAACTGGTCTTGTTTATTCTCAAGAATATGTATCTGGGGCTGGATTGTCTGGAGATGCTGGTAAAACTCGTATTGCACTCACAAATGTTGTAGGAACTTTTGTAAAGGGTGAAAAGATTACCGCATCATCAGATACTAATACTGATAAAATAGTTGAAAACTCTGGTAATACTGACTTAACAATTACTGATGGTAATCTTGCTGCGATTGTTACACACAGATTTGAAGAAGCAAGACAAGTTTTTGGAGAACTAGGAACTACAGATTTTACTGCTGATTTAGTTATGGCACTTATTGATGAAGATGGTAAAATGATACTTGATGGTACAGATGAAAATGCTGTTGACGAAAATAGTAGATTGAAAGATGATGATGGTTCTTCAAACGTAGGACTAGAACCGATTAGAGTTGCAAGACTTATTGAACCAGAAAAAAATGTTTCAATATTTAAGATGCCAAAAAGACCAGTTAAGACACACTTGACTGCAACAAACTCTGGTGCAAGTGATACACAATTTACAATTCGTAGACAGTTCGTAGGAACAACAAACTCATCTGGTGCAGTAACATTTACAGCAGGAACAAATGAAACCTTTGGTGCATTTGCTTCTACAGATTATATGATGACTATCATAACAGCTGGTGGTGGTAGTGGCTCAGCTGGAGATGTGGTATTACTCAATGATTCTAAAATAACTGGAGAGGGTGGTTCTTCAATCACTATAACAGATAATTCAATACTTGGTGCAGATGCCAAAGTAAAAGTCATTGCAACAATTACAAGAACAAGTGTACAACCAAAAATTAAAACTACAAATTTATCCAAACAGTTAAAAGTTTTAGCTGAGGATGCAGATGGTGCGTTTGGAATACGAGCAACAGATAGTGAAATATCTCTTGGTCGTGCAGATGTATTTAAACTTCAAGCAGTGTTTGACTCACAATCAACGAGTGCAGATGCAACTGCCCCAGAATTAACAATCTCAACAATAGTTGGAACTTTCCAAAGGGGTGAAAGAATAACTGGTTCATCTACAAATGCAAGAGCAAGAATTATTGATACCTCAAGTCCTATGTCATATGTATTAGAAGACGGATTTGGTGCAACTGATTTCTCAACTGCAGATACGATTACTGGTGCAAACTCTGGTGCAACAGCCACTGTGACTGCAGTAACAGCAGGTAGTGAAGTTGTAACATCAAGATTTACTTTAGATACTGGACAAAGAGATAACTTTTACGATATTGCAAGAATTGTAAGGAAGCCAGGAGCTGCGGCACCACTAGGAAGACTACTTGTAGTTTATGATTTTTTCTCTCATGGTGCAGGAGATGCATTCACAGTAGATTCTTATACATCTGTGGCTGGTCAAATGCAGTATGATGATATACCAATATACTCTGCCACAAGAACTGACCCAGATGGTGCAGAACCAACTGGTGAATTTGCTTTAAGAAATTGTTATGACTTTAGACCAACAGCTGAAAATGCTTCTGGAGTTTCAACTACACTCTCAGTTGTAGACCAACTTTCTGCAACAGACTCAACATTTAATTTTGAACTAAGACAGTTTGATGGTATTGGTGCAGTAACTGTGGATATGCCAAAACCTGCCACAAATATACAATCTGATTTTGAATTTTATCTTCCATATAAAGCATCATTATTTTTAACAAACAATGGAGATTTTACAGTCATAGAGGGAACTGCTGCAGAAGACCCAGTTGAACCAAAAGATTTAGATAACTCACTAAAACTTGCAAGTTTATTTGTTCCAGCTTTTACTTTTTCTCCAAGAGATGTTACAGTAATCAGATATAAAACTCAAAGATTTACAATGAGGGATATCGGTAGAATAAAAGATAGACTTGAAACTGTAGAAGCAATGACTGCACTTTCTCTATTAGAAAGAGACGCAGAGTCTTTTGAAATACAAGATGCAAACGGACTTAATCGTTTTAAGTCTGGATTTATTGTAGACAACTTTGCTGGACATAGAGTTGGTGATGCTATCAATGCAGACTATGAAATAGCAGTAGACCAAGAAAAAAATGAATTAAGACCAAAATGTGTTCTAAGACAAGCTGAATTAGAGGTCGGTACAAACTTTAATGCAGTAAGTGGTGAACCTGTAAAAACTGCTAGTGCGAATGGACTTGCAAGAACTGGTGATTTAATTACATTAGATTATACACACACAACTCTTGCATCACAACCATATGCAACAAGAATTGAAAATGTTCAACCATTTATCACTGCACAATGGGTAGGTCAAATTGTTTTAAGTCCAGCTAGTGATAACTGGTTTGAAACAGAATTTGCACCAGACTTGATTATTAATGTCGAGGGTAATTATAATGCAGTATTAGCTGCAAATCAAAATGCACTAGGTACAATTTGGAACTCATGGGAAACTCAATGGAGTGGTGTTGTTTCATCAAGAGTTACAGGGTTTTTTAACACCCAACGAAATTTTGGAGGTAATGAACTTCGTTCTACTTTTGAAAGAAGTATTCAAACTACAAGAACAGATTTACGCAGAACTGGTTTACATACACAGGTGGTAGAAAATGTGGTAGAGGAGTCTCAAGGTAATAAAGTGATATCTAGAGCTATGATACCTTTTATAAGACCAAGAGCAGTTGGTTTTGTGGGTGTAGGATTTTTACCTAACACTAGACTTTATCCTTTCTTTGATGGTAGAGATGTAAGTGCTTTTGTAACACCAGTATCTTCAACCTATACAACTGATACCACAATTGTTGCTGGTAGTCCTTTGATTACAAACTCTGCAGGAAAAATTGAGGGAACTTTTAATATACCAGATTATAAGTTTAGAGGTCAATCTAATATTCCTAGATTTAGAACTGGTGAAATAGAATTTAGACTTACCTCCAGTTCAATAAATACTAGAGCAGGTGTAGCAGGTCAAAGGTCTGATGCATCAACAGCCGGTCAAACTATTTATCAAGCTCAAGGTATTTTAGAAACAGAGCAGGAAACTATCATTGCAACAAGAAATGCAATTGTTGTACAGACATCAATGTCACAGACAACATCAAGAACCTCCTCAACCACTAGAGATAGACTTATTTCCCAACAGGTAATACAACAAGATGATGGTGGTAATGACCCATTAGCTCAAACATTTATTTCAAATGATGAGAATGGTTGTTTCTTAACAAAGATAGATTTATTCTTCCAAGCAAAAGATAATAATCTTCCAGCATGGGTTGAAATAAGAAATGTAATCAATGGTTATCCTGGCCCTAAGATTTTACCTTTCGGTAGAAAACTATTAGACTCCTCTGAAATTAATCTTTCAGATAATGGCACAACAGCAACAACATTTCATTTTGACTCACCAGTTTATATACAAGGTGGTACAGAATATTGTGTAGTTGTAAGAACAAATAGTTTGAACTATAGACTTTGGATTGCTCAGATGAATGAACTTGATGTGAGTGGAACAAATAGAGTGGTATCAAAACAACCACATTTAGGTGTATTATTTAAATCACAAAATAATAAAACTTGGAATGCAGTTCAATCACAAGATATGAAGTTTACTTTATACAAGGCAGCATTCTCAAGTACTTCCTCAACTTTATCCTTACAAAACAACTTTGTTGGTGAGGCAAAAACTGCAGAAAATGGTACATCAATTATCTATGGTCGTAGACTACAACCAAATCCACTCAAATTAACAAATAGTTCAACAACATTAAGAGTTACTCATGTAGACCATGGCATGTATAGTACATCAAATAATGTTTCAATAACTGGAGTTAGTTCTGGCATAACAACGACATTAAATGGTGCAATAACTGCAACTGCAACATCTTTGACACTCACCTCTAATACGAATTTTGAGGCAAGTAATGATTCATCTTTGTGTTATGTAAAGATTGATAATGAAGTTTTAAAAGGAACTCTGTCTGGTAATAATATTAATAGTTTGACTAGGGGAACTGATACAGGTTATGGTGCTGCAGCAGCTCATGCCAATGGAGCCACAGTAGAGTTGTTTCAATTATTTAAAACACCTCTATCTGAAATCAATAAAACACATACAGCAATTGCAAATATTGGAATTGACTCTTACACATTAACACTTTCAACTGCACCAACTGTTAGTGGTAGCTCTACTGAAGTAGATGCAGGTGGTATTAGTGTTCATGCATCTGAAAATTATAGATTTGAGGAATTGAAAACAAACTTATCTACATTAGAGTTACCTAATACGACTATATCTGCAGAACTTAAAAAGACTACAGCAACAAGTCCTAGTGGTTCAGAAACTTCTTTTATAACCGACACAAGTTTTAGTTCAATACCTTTAGGTGAAAACTTTAAACTAAATACCACATCTATGGTTGCCTCTGATATAAATGAAACAAATGAATTAGCAAGTGCAAAATCATTTCAATTAAATTTACCTATGACAACTACAGATACAAATGTATCACCTATTGTTGATACTGATAGATTGTCTGCAATATTAATTGCAAATAGAATTAATAATATTGATAGTAGTTCTGATGTTTTCCCAACAACAGATTTTAATCCAAGCACAGACCCTTTTGGAGATGATAATGTAGCAATCTATATAACTAAAAAGATTGCACTAGAGAATCCTGCAACTTCAATAAGGTGTTTCTTTGCTGGACATAAAAAAACTACTGCAGATATTAAAGTTTTATTTAAAATTTTAAGGTCAGACCAATCTGATGATTTTGATGATATAGGTTATACATTCTTTAACACTACTGGTATTCCAGATAACACTGTACCAGCTTCATTAGACATAGAGGATTTTCAAGAGTATAGTTATACAGCTGGTGTAACTGATGATGATATTGGTGAACCACTCCCAGAGTTTTCTCAATTTGCAATCAAGATTGTAATGCAGGCAACAGATGCTGCTAACCCACCAAGAATTAAAGATTTAAGAGTATTAGCATTGGCGACATAATGACAGAGTATTTAAAAGTAGAGGGACATAAAGATTTAGTACGAGATGTAAATTCTGGTGCTATCATAAATCGTAATCGAAGTGCTTATGAGATGGCAAAGAAAAGAGCTGCAGAAGCACAAAA